TTGATGAGGAGTTTTAAGGTGTGACATTTTACAACCAATTGACAAGAACTGTTTGTAGAATACATTTAACCGAAAAGAACACCATCGGACGACACATCCATGGGCTCGAGCTCGCGTCCCGTATCGACGAACTCAATCTGGGGCTCACCAAAGTCAGGCTCAGCGTCGGGTGCGTCCACCATCGCGGGGGGAGCGGTCACCACGGTCTTCGTACCCTTCTTGGCACCACCGCCACAGCCGCAGCTGGGAGTTTTCTTAATACCACCCTCCTTCTTGAGGTTCATCATACCCCACACGATCAACACGAAGACGACCATGTGAACGATGAGACCCGCAGTCGAGGGGCACCCGGTAGGGGTAGAAACCCAAGAACCCAGGATTCGCCTGACGACACGGAAAGTCTCGGGGTTGGCGACGATGAAAAAGGTGAGACCCGAAATGAGGGAAGTCACGAATTTCTCCTGCTGCTTCTTACCATTGCATCCGCATCCACAGTCTTTAAATAGACCCATTATAGCTTTTGATATATGTCAACAAAAAAATCTAATTAAAGGGAAGCCACCTTACATAGATATAACCAACTACAAATGTCGCTCTCTATTCAGCAGTCTACCGAGTTCTCCCCTGCCTCTGTGCAGTTTTCGAAACTTCGCAAGAACAAGAATGGCGGTAAAGCCGTCTACCTCAACGCCGGCGACAACAAGAAGCTCTACATCCAGTTCCCCTTCATGCGCTCCCCCTACGGTATGAGTGCCTTCACTGATGAGGGCACTGGTCGCACCTCCTATTCCCTCGATTTGTCTTTCGATTCTGACAACACCGATGCGATGGAGCTTCACGACAAGCTCAAGGAGCTCGACGACATCATCGTAAACACCGTGGCTGCCAACTCCAAGGAGTGGCTTGGCAAGGAGTTTAACGTTGCGGTCCTCAAGGAGGCGCTCTACAAGCCTATGGTTCGACCTGGCAAAGAGCAGTACCCCTCTACCATCAAGCTCAAGATTCTCACCAAGCCTGACGGGGCTTTCGTTCCAGAGGCATACTCTATGGCGAAGCAGCCTGTTCCCCTCGACAGTGTCGAGAAGGGGCAGAAGTGTATGGCTATTGTCGATCTGAATCAGATTTGGTTCATCGACAACAAGTTCGGTGTGACTATCCGTCTTCAGCAGGTTCTCCTCGAGCAGTCTGCCAAGCTTCCTTCCTTCGCCTTCCAGGGTGTTGATCTCCCCGAAGAGGACGTTGAGGTGGATGTCGAAGAGGATGATATCGAGGAGGTTGATGATCAGTAAAAAAATCCAATTACGAAGTAATTCTATCCCCTATTGGTAAGATGAAACAATCTTCTTACGAATATAATAATGAACACTGAGTTAAAAAAGTTACTCAGAGGAAAAAAGGCGTGCTCACCGGCGTCCCATCTCTGGTTAAAAAAATACAATGGAACAATGACCAAAGGAGCTGTAAAAATTGGTGAAGGTCAGTATGGTAAGGTGTACCGTGGGTGTGTCGATGATAAGTGTGAAAAGTATGTAGTCTATAAAGAAATCAAAACACCATCATTGAGTGAGAAGACGAACAACATACCATTGGCGGGGTTTAAACAAGCACTTGATGAAATCAACCCAAAAATGGAATTCACGATTGCGAAAAAATTGGAAGGTTTCGGTGTTCCCAAGATGTACCTCTACAAGACGTGTGACAAGAAGGATATTCTTTACTCTGAATACATTAATGGTAAAGAGTTGGCTGAATGGATGCTAATGCAACCTACTCTCCCCGCTATAAAATCTGTGATGGCACAGGTAATCTATAACCTGTATCGTATCCAAAAAAAGTATCCAGGGTTTCGTCATCATGACCTTCACACTAGGAACATCTTAGTGCGTCCAGTTCCCGTGAAGAATATGAAAATCGTGTTGAATGAGAAAACATACACAATTTCGAATGCAGGGTTTGAAGCTGTCATTATTGATTTTGGATTTTCTGCATTCCCACGAATAAAAAATCCTCTCATCAATTTTAATAACTATAAAAACATCGGCATATCGAGAAAGTCGGACAAACACTATGATTTACACTACTTCTTGAACTCTATACATGACATACTTCGTCAACCACGAACACGAACAGAGCGTGTAGTGAAGACATTCATTGAGAATCTTCTTCCTGTAAACTATCTCATGAATAAATCGAATGTTGTCAAGAACTATAGGTTGAAGGGTAATAAGACTGTGAATATCAACTTTGAGGAGGTTCTTTCCAAACCTTTCTTCACAGGTGATAAACCAAAGGTACTTCCAATCACTAATGTGAAACCAACAAAGAAAGTCGTTATCGCCACCCCAAAACCAAAGACTCCCGTTAATAAAAACGCAGCGATGGCTCGTGCAATTGCAGTGTTGAAGGCGGATAAGAAGAAAGTTCAGAAGCGACCAGGGATTGTTAGAGCACGACCTTAAAAACCCTCTTGGTACCCTCGTCAATCACAGAGAGTATCTTAAACTTTGGAGTCTTGACGAGCTTCACTCCACTTTTAGTAACAAACGACTTCATCCGTTCAACTTCACCACGAGGCATTTTTCTGGTGTACTTGAGCGTGACATCTTTGTTTCCGATAGTCAGTACAGTTGATGACATTTATAATATCTGTACATAATAAATGCTCGCGTTCGTTATTCTCACGTTGATTAACACCATCATCTTTTTACAGACTGGTCAGGGAACGCCAAAGTCGGGTGGCAAGAAGTGGACTGTTTTCGGGACCATGGGTTGCGGATGGACTCGAAAGCAGTTAGAGTACATGAAGAAGAATGGAAAGCCTCACACCTTCGTCGATTGTGACAAGGGTGGATGTGATGGTATGGATGCTTTCCCAACTCTAAAGGGACCTAACGGAGAGGAAATCGTTGGGTACAGTGAGATTTAAATGCCACGCACAATCTGAAGAGAAAGGGCGAGGATGAAGGCGTCGAGGAGAGTGTTGATGGGCTTGAGCACGGTGATGTGCTTCACGAGGGAGCGGTTCCACACAACACGAAGAAGGAAGGTGCTGATGAGCACAGAGAGGACGAAGATGAGAAACTCCATGAGCGCGTCGGAGCGAGACTTAGCCTTGGTAACTTCCTGAATCATTTATTACAAGCGGATATTTTTTTCTACATAAACTACAAATGAGGAATCTTCCATTGAGTGGTTCCGAAAGTAAGTTTACCAATCGGAGATGGGGTTCCGAGAAGGGTATAGGAAACAACAATTGCTATGCGTATGCGGTGGGCGACTATGAAGCGTACAGGTGGCAGAAGTCCATTCCTGGTGATCGATCTGGTCTCTCGAATGGAAATCACTCTTATACCCATTGTACAGGATTACCAAAGCGCGTTATTTCTGACAATCCCAAGAGAGTGTACAAAGCTGGACCCAACGAGAAGTGTAAGAAGGGATACTACAAAGTCATGATGTTCGTCTCTCCTGGTCGTCCCACAAACTACATTCGTCAAGGTGACTTTCATTTTTACAAACAGCATGGGGTCGTGGAGTACAAGATCAAACCTGGAGACACCGTCGCCTCTGTGGCTAAGTTTTTCAAGGTTCCGGAGTCTCGGGTAAAGCGGGCTGGTACATTCAAGGTTGGTAAGCGTATTGTATTCAAAGCGAATGTCTTCAGTCACAAGCGTGGGTGGGCGACTGGTCCACTTCTGACTGATGCGAAAGGTATGTCTATCACAGATCCTCGCAAAGCTTCTAGGAACTATCCGGGTTTAAACTATGAGAGGTACTGTAGTTCATTCTGTGTCAAGAACCGAGGGATCAAAGTCGGTAAGACTCACCCCAAGGTCGGCAAGAATACTGTCTAGGTCAGGTTGATTTTCAACGTCAAATGTAATATCAAAAAGATCTAAAACATCAAAGATCGATTCCTCATTCAAGGACACAGAGTTCGCCGTCGCTGTGTAATTGTTCTGAATCGTGACTACAATCTTAAATTGTGATGCGTCAAATACTTTTCTACACGTGGGGCATGTATTCTTACCTTGATCTTTCCATTGCTGTAGACAGTGGGAATGAAACATATGTCCACATCGAATCGGAGGATTTGTCCTCGTCGATTTGACTTCACTGAGACATATGGCGCATGTCGACATTCTATAGAATGGTTTTAAACTTTTTTTCGTGATTTCGCTCACTTAATAGATATCAGGAATCTTGAGAAGAGGCTTGTCGCAAGTCTTGCAGTTGTCCTTACCCTGCTCCTCCTGCACCTTGGAGAGAAGGGCGGGACCCTGAGACTGAAGCAGCTTGCGGTACGAGTAGTTGTCCTCGAAGGAGATGTTGTTCTGCTTCATCACGTAGTTGTTGAAAAGCTGAGCAGAAGAGTTTATGGTAAAGCACCGACCGTCTGCCATACCAAGTCGCTGAGACATTTTGTTAATATTACGTCAGAAATTAATTTGTCTATTGGTGATTGTCTGCATCCAAGATTTAAAACCTTTCTCTCTGAGCTGTTGAATGAGCCAATCACACTTGTAGCCCAAGAAGATATCGAATACATCCGTCTCATCCGTACGAGATACCCGAATCTCAGGATTTTCATTGATGTGCTGGTTGATGATGTTGTAGGCGAATGCAATTTCCTTCAGAGTCTCGGCACCTGTGATGATAATTTTACCTGTACTGAAGATACTGCAAGTGATCTCTTTCATGTCTTCTGCTGGCTTGAACTTGATTTTGACGGCTGAATATCTGTCTGGTTCGAAAGAAACTTTGAAAATGTCATCGTACTCCTCGAACCAGTCAGCCACCTTCATGAGGTTGATGTTGTAGTTGAGACTAAAGTTGGAGTTGATCATGACAACTCTGAAAGCATCCGAGGATACATTGATATCGAGACCCAGAAACATCTTGAAGATATAGATGAGTTGAGTGATGATACGCTTACAATCGAAGAGATCACAGCAACCGGCAACCTGAATACTCCCATTCGGAAATACCTTGACAGACTTTGTGCTGTAAGTGTCATGGTATGTCAAAGTCACCTGGTTGTAAAACGTCGTTGGCTTCAGTTTCCACTCAAATCCTTCAGTCGTAGTTCCTTTGCGCTTAAGCCGATAGGATCCAATACGTTCGAATGTTTCACGAAGTTTTTTAATATCAATATCTTGGATAAAGCTTGATATCATCGTGATAGTGGTAATTTTCACCCACGAGGGTCGAGTCTCATCGGGGAGGTTTTTTCGCATCTCATCCAGGGTTAAGAGATACGAAAAACTGTTGTTGGCAATTGAAGAATACATTTTCGTGGCATAGTTTTTGTCATGAGACAACCCCACTTAGGTGTTTAAAGAAAATGATCGCTCTTTAATTACATGACTTCTTTCGTAACATCTGCTAAATTTGTTCACGACGTTGAGTCCGATCTTTCATACATTGAGATAGTATACGATAGGTATACTAAGGGAAAGGGATACAAAACGTACACGGATTACATCAACGCCGAACCCCTCGGAGATTGGACCCTTCTCGAGAGTCAAAAGAAAAACATCCAATACGAGAAGTTTCTAGATTCGATGGTCACCAAGACGATCGAAGTACAACAGCGAATGGCGGAGTTAATCCTCGATAGTCTACTCGCCTACGAACATGACAGTCGTACCTATATTCGAATCGCACATGCAGTCAAGATTCTGGATCCAACATTCCAACCACCCCGAGTGAACATGGGGAGTGCTTGGCAGATGGAGTTCATCAAAAAGTTCTGCAAAAAGTCAGTTCCGGACGCCATTCAGATGTGCACGAAATCATCTCGACTCACCTACTTCTTCAATATCTTGCGTATACTAGAAATAGAGCAATGAGGAAGACGATAAAAAAGAGACCAATGTAGG